ATTTTTTCAGCAATGATTTCTTCTTCGGACTCTGTTTCTTCCATTTTGGCAGAAGCTGCAGATGGCTTCGTTGTTGGAGCAGTTGCAGACTTAGCGCCCTTTGTTGTGTCGATTTTATTAGAATCGTCAGTTGGCTTGCTGTCTTGAGGTGTTGGGCCACCTAAATCGACAGTTTCACCATCTAGTTTTTGTGTAGGCATAGCTGGTGCAGCACTCTTGCTTTGTGCAAGAATTTCTGCGGCTGCCTCAAATAATTTGTTTGATGCCATTAGGAATCTCCTTATGATTTTCTATTTATAAAATTAAAGTTTTCGGATAAAGTTTTCAAACAAGGTTAAGGCAACCTGTTCTATGTCTTTGCGTGATGCTTGTCTAATTTGTCTTTTTGCTGAATCAATGTCGGCCTCTACGAAACGACCATCAACAAATAACCACTCTTTGTTTTCCATAATTCCATTAACAAATGCACCTGGAGCAGATGGATCTGCTACGATATCAGCTGCCGTTGCCAATTTGAAATCATCTTGAACCAAGTTGTAACCCTCTTTTGTTTGCGTGAGTGAACCCATGCCACGAGAAGATACTCCAAGGTTAACACCGGAATCAATAAAGTTTTTAACAATCTGACCGTAGGGTGTTTCTAAAATCATCGCTTTACCAATGAATGCCTCACCATTGTCCTCAAGTGAAACAATCTTATGTGATACACGCTCTAAGTTAATAGATGGGGTATCAGGATGACCTAATTCACCTAAGGCACGATTCGTTTTGACAAACTCCTCATTGTAACGACCAACTTCTTTAGACAATGTATCTTTGGTATAAAGTCGGTTGTTTTTATTTGGTTTGTCGTAAACTAAAAAAGGACCGGTAATATACAGATTCTTTTTGCCATTTTCACTAGCTTCAGTAATATACTGAACTTGTTCTATTCTTTCTGTAATAAGCTTCATATTACATTCCTGTTAATGGTGTTGTGTAAGCAGCAGTTTTATTTAATTCTAAAAATAATGTTCCGCCAGTTGTAACTGTAATGACTACGTTAGATGTGTTGTTATTGGCAATTGAATATGCCCACTCATCAAATCTAATTTCACCTGCATTGTGGAATGTACCAATTACATTGCCATTGCGAACAATAGTAATGTTACCGTTTGTTGACCAGTTAATCCGTTTGATGTCAGCAGCACTAACAACTTCATTACTATTAGCTGCTAAAGAAATAAGATTAGCATAGTAAGTACCAGTGCCCTCAACACGAACAATCGAATCTGACCTTAATGTATTTGAAATTTCTATTGGCATTTTATTTTATTCCCATGGATGTGCGGCGTCTGATAGACATTTTTCTTTTAAGTAATGTTCTACGCAATTTTGCTTTACCTTTTGTCTTCCAGTACCTTTTTAATTTTCTTGTTTTCTGTATTCTTTCAATAGCAGGTATTCTTTTAACTGTATTACCTGATATTCTATAACCTTTTATTGCAGATTTTCTTACATTCTTTTGAACAACAATTCTACCTTGTGCATTTCTACGAATACGGCGCCGAATCTTTTTAACTCGACCCATTTTAATCACATTCGTTGAGGCTTCATCTAATTGTTCTTCTACTTCAACATAAGTATTTCTACCTATAATTTCTCTTTCTTCTGCCAAATAATCAGCAGCTATCTCATCAAGGCGATTGAATATAAATTCTTTTGCCTCAATAAGTTTGTTTTTTCCAATAAGGTCAACAAAGCTCATTTCATTTTACTAACAGCAAAGTTGGCTGCTTTTTGCATATGATGTGATGACCTTGCCACCATGTCAGCAAATTTCTTTTTATTTTCGTCATTCAAACTTTTATGTACCATTAATACGGCATGAGCAGTTTGAACATCAACCTTACTGGCAGAACCATCTTTATGGTTTACTGTGCCATGACTATGACTATCTTTAATCTTTTGTAGTTGACCCATTGCATCAACTGCTTCTTCTAATTCTGTTTCTTCTGCTTGAATAGGAGAATCTAAACCAGCTTCATCACTATAAGGTACAGAAAAATATTTTCTTAATCTTTCATTATAATATAAAGCAATTTTAGTTCCTTCAGGATACATACGAATTGCTTTGCGTTTTAACACCAACACAAATGGCGGGTCAATTCTTTCTTGTAATTGTATTGCTTCTTCTTTTGCCAATTCAACTGACCCATCAGCTGCAGGTGTATCACCAATTTTAATTCGGTGAGCTTTATACTTTCTGCCAGTTTTATCAATCTTAAAATCAGAAGTATCAACAATATCTTCTCTAACAGCCCGGCGAGTTTGTTGAAAGATTTGTTTATTATTGGTAATTAAATCTACCATTTTATTAAAAAGATTTTGAACAATCATTTTATCAGCAGGACTAAAGTTTGGTTTTTCTTCACCCATCTTATCTAAGATTTTGTGAATACGCTGTATCTGTGCCTTATTGGCAAGACCAGCACGAACCAACATATCAAACTTTGAATAGTCTGATTTTTCTTCTTCTAATAGAATGTTTTTAAAATCTTCTAATGACTTCATTCTTGTTCTATTGGTGTGTCCGCAGTATCTTGCACTTCAACTTCTTGTTGACCACCAAATAATGCTGTTGAGATTTCTTGCTTACGGGCATCTAATGCCTCAAAGGCACGAGCAGACAATAAATCTGCTAATGTTTCTTTTGCATCAGAAGCTTGACCAGAAGCTAACTGATTAATAAATGTTTCTGCTGTCATGTTATTCTCCATTATCTCTTATTTATATTAAAAGCATACTTATTTACCGCATCATCCAACTGAGGAGTTAACGACTCCGTGCCGCTGCTTTCCTGAGTGTTGTCCTCGGCTTGACTTGTTGCGTCTGCGTTGGTTGCTTGGGCTGAGGTTTCTTCGCCATCAGCAAGAACGGGTTGGCTGCCTTCTTCTTCAATTTCTTTCTCCATTTCTTCAATTTCTTCGTCAGTCATACGAAGCACATTTTTCTTAACCCACTTACTAGAGTAATACTTACCAATAAATGGGTCTAACTGTGTTGCTGTTAATACACGCTCACGAATCAATTCTGCTTCACGCATTTCAACAAAGTTATTATCTTTCTTATAGTCGTAATAGATGGCTTCTTTAAATTCGTCCCATTCTTCTGTGGTACAAATTCCTTTGAGTGCTAATTGAACACGCAAAGCATCATCAAAAATACGAGAAAATTTATTACGCAAACGATTAATAAATTTATTAAATTTAACTTCATCACGAGTTACTTCAGTTGTTTTACCAATACCCATAATGCCTGCACCTTGTTGTGGGTCAAGGCGAGAAATTGGAACATTCAACGATTGCAATAACTTCTTTTGAAAATACTGAACATCTTCCATTTGGCCAAGGTTTTGACCAGCAGGAAGTGTAGTAATTTCAGTACCTTTACCGCCTTCACGGCGTGGTAACCAAAAATCTTCTAACATGGATAAATGTTTACGCTCATCACGAATCTCGCCTGTGTTAGCATCATATACTAACTTGTTGCGATACTGTGTCATAATAGAACGCATATATTGTTCGGCTTTACCTTTTGGTAAATTACCAACATCAATATAAAATATACGGCGCTCAGGTGCTCGTGACAAACGATAGATTACAACAGCATCTTCAATCATGCGTAATTGATTGAGAGCTTTAATTGCTTTATGTAAATATGAAATTACAAATGTATTCTTTGCATCCATCAAACCAGAGTTCACATTAATAATGGACTCAGGTGCAATTCTTAAACCTTGATTTGTAGATGCTGTAAATGATTGTGTTGCCGCACCACGGTCATTGTAAATATAATACTCAGCAATTGATTTAATAATCTGAGCACCAGTTTTTGAATCACGGTCTTTTTGAATCTCACGCACCTTACGAATCTTGCGTGGGTCAATATAACGAAGCTCTTGAATACCTTCTTTTGGTGCGGTATCATTTACAATTACATGATAGTAAATACGACCATCAATATACCAGCGTTTAAATAAGTCATCAGCAAGATTACTGAAGTTTAACATTTTTTGAATGTT